GGCTGACCAGGTGCTTGAGGGTATTCGCACTGGTGCGATTACCGCTCAGTCCTTCAGTGGCTCGTTTGTGCGCTCGGACATTGCTACTCCCCGCGGTGGTTTCAGGCCTGCTGCCGATGGGTCCCTAAAGACTGTTACTCGAACGGAGATTGCGATGCGCGAATACGGACCTACTCCGTTCCCCGCTTATGAGACCGCGGCGATTCTTGGTGTGCGTGCCGAAGACATCGCTCAAGTGCTTGCCAACTTGGACGCTGACCAGCGTGCCGAAGTGGCCAGCCTTCTACAGATTCCCGTGATGCGACTTGACGAAGTTGCTGACACGGATTCCAGCACGTCACTTGACGCCGCTGCCGAGGAGCCGGTCATTGATGACCACTCTGCGCGGACAAACCATTCATTTCAATCCTTGCGCAAACAAGCCAGGGAGAAGGGGGTCCTCTAAATGAGCACCCGAATTGAAGGGCTGGCCGGCGAGCTGGACGCGTTGCGTCTTGAGATCACCGAGCTTGACGCCCTAGAAAACCCAACTGAGGAGCAAGCAGCTCGTTACGCTGAATGCATCACCGAGTGGGACAGCAAGAAAGCAGCACAGGATGACGCGATTGCTCGCGCCGCCAAGTTGGAAGAAATCAACGCTGCACCTACCACGTTCAAGCGTGAAGCCGGTTTCTCTGTTCCTAACGTGATTGTGCGTCAGGACCCATTTGAGAACGTTTCTGCTCTGCGCAGCGATGACTACAGCAATGACACTGTTGCTCGTGCCATTACCGCGTTTGAGACTTCAGGCCGCGGCGTTTCTGACGCTGATCGTGAAGTCATCATTGACAAGATTGAGAACGTTCCAGGCGCCGCTGTGCACGCACTTGTTCACGGCTCACCTGCGTACCGTTCCGCTTTTGGTTCATGGATGAAGACACAGGGTCAAAACTCTTTCTTCAACGCTGAGGAAGTTGACGCGCTTCGTGCGTCGATGACGTTGACTGGTGCCAATGGTGGATTCACCTTGCCAACACTGCTTGACCCCACGTTGATCAAGACTGGTACGGCAACACGTAACCCGATCCGGTCGGTGGCCCGCGTTGTCCAGGGTACGCAAAACGTGCTCAACCTGGTCACTGTTTCTGGTGTTACCACGTATTTTGTTGCTGAAGGTTCTGCATTTACTGACGGCACTCCTTCGTTCACCAATCCCCAAATCACGGCCAGCAAACTCGCCGCCTATCTCACGGGCAGTTTTGAGATCTTTGAGGATTCCAATCTTCAAGCTCAATTGCCTGGTCTGATTGCTGAAGCGTTTGATTACGCTGAAGGCACCGCGTTCATCAGTGGTTCCGGTTCGGGTGCACCTAAGGGAATCGTCACCGCGATCTCTGCGACTGCTGCCTCAACTGTCACCGCGACGACTCGTGGTTCCTACACTTCGGCTTCTGTTGCTGACGTGTTCGCCGTGGTCAACGCTGTTGCTCCTCGCTACGAAGACAACTCCACGTGGGTTGCTAACAAGGCGTGGTTCAACACGACTCGCCAGATTGCTAACCCTTCGGCTGCTGGTCAGTTGCTTCCGCCTGCTGACACGTCACTGCTTGGTTCGCCAATCATCAGTAGCTCGGACATGAGCTCGGCCACCACTTCAGGAACCGTCATGGCCATCCTGGGTGACTTCAGCCAGTTCGTGATCTATGACCGCCTTGGTACGACGGTGGAGTTTGTGTCCAACGTTGTCGATGGTTCTGGTCTGCCTTTGGGTCAGCGTGGACTTGTTGCTTACAAGCGCGTCGGCTCCAACGTTACCGACTTGAATGCCTTCCGTTTCTTGAAGGCCTAGTCACTATCTAGGACTCGCACCAGGGTTAAGCCACGAGCCTCTAACTTTGGTGCGAGTTCTGGGACCAACAAAGTAGGGACCAAACAGTATGCCTAGTAAAGCGAAAACAAATAAGCCCAAACTGACCAGCATCGATAACGTGGTCATTGGTTACATTCACCCAGGTCAAGTCTCAGCGTTCTTCACGCACTCGTTGATTATGTCCCTGATGTCTGATCAGGGATTGCATCGGCGCATTGTGGGGATTGAGCAGGACTGGTCATCGGCCAACGTGTCTGCCTCGCGCAACACTGTGACGCAGCGTTTCCTTGATGATTACACCGCGGACTGGTTGTGGTGGATTGACGCCGACATGGCGTGGGAGCCCGAGGCCCTTGAGCAGTTGTTGGCTGTTGCTGACCCTGTTAATGCTCCGATCGTGGGTGGCCTGTGCTTTGGTGCCAGCAATGGTGAGTTATTCCCCACGATCTATCAGCTCGCCGAGTTTGAGGGTGGGATCACCACGGTCCGGATGCATGACTTTGAACCAAACACTGTGATCCCTGTTGCCGCTACTGGTGCGGCGTTTCTGCTGATTCACCGCAGCGCACTTGAGGCGATTAGGACCCGCGCCTACAACAAGACTTTTACTTGGTTTCAGGAAACTGAGATGGGTGGCCGGCCAGTGGGTGAGGACATTACCTTTTGTCTGCGTGCCTTGGAGTCAGGGTTCAAGACGTTTGTTCACACTGGTGTTGAGGTTGGGCACCACAAGTCACACCTGTTGACCGCTGACCTGCACCGCCAACAACGCGCGGCTGTGAAGGCTGATGAAGGGACTGAGGATGTCTGACCCCAATGAGTTCACTGTTTTATCGCAGTTGGTTGCTACGGCAACGATGGAAGTTACACACGCTGAACCCACTATTGAGAATGAGGAAACGAAATGACCGTTGGTCTTTCTGCCGATAACACGGCTAACAAGTTACTGAACACGATTGGCCGTACGGGCACCACGTTCACTGCTGGTGTTTTGTATGTGAAGCTGCACACTGGTGACCCTGGGTCTGCTGGTACCGCTAATGCTTCTGCTGTGACCACGCGGGTTCAGCCCACGTTCAGTGCGGCTTCGGCTGGGTCGATGGCGATGACTTCTATGGCTTCAACGTGGTCGATGACTGCGACTGAGACGATTAGTCACATCAGTTTTTGGGATGCGTCAACGTCTGGCAACTTTATGTGGTCTGTTGCGTTGACTGCTTCCAAGTCTGTGATTAATGGTGACACGTTGTCGATGAGCTCGTTGACGTTGGCCTTCACACCAATCGCGGCCTAGTCATGGATGAGGCCCAGGTTCTTGCGTTGTTGCAGCAGGCTTTGGCTGATGCTGACGTGACGGATTTGCGCACGATCAGGCTTGCCGCGTTGGAGTTGGCTGTTGCCCACATCTCGCCACCGCCCGCGTTTGTCCCTGTGGACTTGGCAACGATCAAGGAACGTACTCGTTCAGCGTGGGGTTTGGATTACGCCACAATCCTGACCGAGGCGGCAGTGACTTATGCGGACACAACGCTGACCGCGCCAGAAGTATTGACCGAGATCGCTGACACGCTAACCGCTTAGGAGTTATCTGATGGCTTCTGCACAGTGGTTGTTGAACGACACAAGCGTTGCTAATGGTGCGTATTGGACGGCTGAATCTGGCAGTTCGTACAAACTTAAAAACATTTTCGCCGCAACCGTTAACCGCGTTACTTCATCGCCAACGCCTTACGAGGGTGCGGGTTGCTATCGTCCCCCGAACGATACTGCTAACTTGTACGAAATCACTGACTCATCAAACAATTCACTTACCGGCAACACTTACTATTTTGATAGTTACGTTTACACGCGAAGTTCACCAACCGATGCAATGCTGCTTCTCATCACTGGTAACAACACTGATTTTGAGTATTCTTGGGTTTTAATAAAAAACGATGGAACACTTGAAATAAAAACTTATGACACGGTAAATGAAAACCTTGTTAGAACAGCATCTTCTAGTGGCGCGTGTCCGGACAATGAGTGGTTCAGGGTTCAAGTCAAAGCAACCGCTGCCGGTATCACTGAAACAAAACTGTTTAAGGGCACAAACATAAATGGCACGACTGCGGACACAACTCTAACTTTTACCGCTGCATACAGTTCATTTGACATTCTTTACGGTGGCTCCAGTAACGGTGAAACTGCTGGGGCGGCTGTTGACAACATCAAGTTTGATAACGCCGCTTACCCAACGCGCGGTACTGCTCACACAGCGTCAGCAACAGCAACCGCAACCGCGACTGGCACCGCGGCAATGTCTAACGCTAGGACGTTGCAGGCCACTGCCGCGGGTACCGCTACGGGTACGGCTGCTGCCTCTAACCAACGCACGTTGGCTGCTAGTGCCAGCGTTACGGCTTCTGGTACGGCTGCTATGTCGAGCACGCAGGCAATGTCTGCGAGTGGCAGTGTTACCGCTTCTGGTACGGCTGCTGCCGATGTTACGTCTGTGGTCACTGTTGATGCTTCTGCCACGGTCACGGCTTCTGGTACTGCATCGATGGCGAGCACGCAGGCAATGTCTGCGAGCGCCACGATCACCGCGACTGGTACCGCTGACGGCAGTATCCGCCCATTGGTTACTGTTGATGGCGCGGGCACGATCACCGCGACTGGCGCAACGACTTTCAACAAGTCGCAGGCTTTGGCTGCGAGTGCGAGTGCGACTGCGAGTGCGACGGCTTCACTTATCGCGGTCACAACTATTGATGCCACTGCGAGTGTGACCGCGACCGCGACCGCAACATTGTTGATCACTACACCAGGCAGCCTTTATGGCAACGCCGCGAAGGTGGCTGGTCTTTACGGTTCGAGCACTAAACCTACTTTGACAACGAGGAGCTGACGATGCCGGTTTACGCAGGGGCTTCTGGTGTGAGCGGATACATCCGTTTGACGTTGAGCATTTACAACAGCGCGGGCACACTGCAAAACGCTACCGCTGTTGTTGCCACTGTCATCCTGCCCGATGGCACCACGGCAACGCCGTCCATTACTAACAGTGGCGCGGGCCTGTACCACTTTGATTACACGCCGTCCAGTGTTGGTCACTACGGTGTGTATTGGGTGGCCACTGGCACGAACGCCGGCACCCTTGAGGAATCGTTCAACGTTGATGACTTGACGATCTCACCGCCCCTGCCTTTGTCCCAGGTGAAGTCGCACCTGAACATTGTGGAGTCCAGCGTTGTTGACGACGACGAGCTGCGTGCCTACATCTTGGCCGCCACTGGGTTGATTGAGGGCGTGGTCGGGCCATTGTCTCGCAGGACTGTTACCGCGGAAACGCACAATGGTGGTCGCACCACTGTGTTGTTGAAGCAGGCACCGATCATCTCAATCACGTCGTGCCTTGAGAATGGGAGCGCCTTGCCCTCCACGTCTTATTCTGTGGACAATGAGTCAGGTGTGCTGACGCGCACCAGTGGGTACACGGTTTACACGTGGGGTGGTGACGTGGACTTCGCTAACTTTAACAACATTAGTGTGACCTATGTTGCTGGTCGATCAATCATCCCCGCCGATCTTGCGCACGCTGTCCTTGAGCTGGTGCGCCACCTGTGGACAACACAGCGTGGGTCTATTCGCCGATCAGGCACCGATGACTACGTACCTGGTTCGGGCTTCTCAATGCCTAACCGTGTGCGTGAAATGTTGAACCGCTACCAGCAGGTGAATTAACATGGCTGGCACACGAGCCTTTGACCTGATTGATTACGTTGTTACTAGCCTGCAGGCCGGCACTGGATTGTGCCCCCCTGGTGGGCTGAGCATCCCTGTGTATGACGGGCCAGCGAGCACGCAGTATGACCCGCCTGTGTACGTCATTGTGGGGGGTTATGGCTTCGCCGATGAGGACGAGGTTCCTGAGACAACGGTTGACGCACAGTGGGCTTCGTTGCCCATTGGCGCAGGGCACCGTTCAGAGACCGTCAGCGTGCCCTGTGCGGTCGTAGCGTGGTCTGGCAGTCAGGTATTCAGCACTACGCGTGGACAGGCTGAGATCGCCTTTGACGCCGTCTCAGCGGTACTTATGACCAAGGCCACGTGGGATGGCTTGAGCAACATTGACCAAATCATTATGACGAATGTGCGCATGACGCAAACGGCAACAGACCTGGGTATTCAGGTGATGATGACGTTTGACGTCGATGCCACGTTCCGTGTGTAAGGACCGCAATTGAGTGTGCCGCTGCCCAGTGGCCAAACAGTATCAAGGAGTGTGCATGGCACGCGTGCGTTTAATCGCTAATGAGCCACGGTTCATCCCACTGATTCAGCGCCTCATTGAGGTTGATGAAGCGTTTGAGGTGGATGACAAGTTGTTCGCTGAACGCGCGTGGCCTGAAGACACGTTTGAGGTACTAACCGACATCAAGAAAGAAGAGGAATAAATCATGGGTTTCGCATCAGGTTTGGTGTCGCAGCTTGGCTGGGCAGTTGAAACCACTGCCGGTACCGCTGTCACCGTTAGCAAGTTCCAGCCCCACATCAGTGAGGGCGTACAGTTTGAGGTTAACCGCGCACAAGGTGAAGGCCTGCATGGGTCCACTAATGGTGTGGCTTTGCTGTCGCGCCACGTGCTGACCACGAAGTCTGTGTCTGGTGACTTTGAGGTTGAGTTGACTGACAAGTCTTTGGGCACGTTGTGGCGTGCAGCTCTTGGTTCAACGACCACTCCGAGCACGTTGACCACTGGTGTGTACCAGTCAGTGTTCCAGCCAGGCGATCAGAAGTCTGCTGGCTCATCGTTGACCCTGCAGGTTGGCCGGCCACAAACTGATGGCACCGTGAAGCCGTTCACGTGGAATGGTGTGAAGATTAGTGGCTTTGAGTTCGGTGGCAACGTCATCGATCCAGTTACCGTCAAGTTTGATATTGATGGCTGGACACAAACCACTGCCACTGCCCTTGCCACTGCGTCGTATTCCACGACGCAGGAGCAGTTCACTGGTGCACAACTGACTGTCGCCATTGGTGGCACCGCATCTACGACCGGCAGTGTTGTCAGCATCAGTGGTTCAACCGCGCTTACTGGTGTGACGTCAGCCACGATCAAGGGTGAGAACCCATTGGCCACTGACCGCTACTACGCCAACGCCTCGGGCATTAAGGCCGAGCAACTGGTCAACGGTTTGCGCACCTATGAAGTCGAGCTTGAAGTTGACTTCATTAGCCAGGCCACGCTGTATGACCTTTACGTTGCCAACACAACCACTGCCCTCAAGCTCACGTGGGCAACTGCCACGTCACTAACTGGTAGCAACAATCCTACCCTTGAGGTCATCATCCCCGCGGCGAAGATCACGAAGGCTGAAGTCAACGCTGAAGGCCCAGATGTGCTTGCACAAAAGGTCACTTTTACTGCCCTGTATGACGGCACGAATGCGCCGTTCCAAATCCGCACCGTCAACACTGACGCTGCACTGTAACTAGAAGGCTGGGACCAAATGAACATCACCATCGCTGGTGTGAAGTATGAGTTCGATTCTGAAAAGTTGATGCTCTCTGAGGCTCGCTCCATTGAGAAGGTTTGCGGGTGCACATTCCAGGAATGGAGTGAACGCCTGCAAGCCGGCTCAATGGAGGCCTTGGCGGCTTTGGTGTGGATTGTGCAAAAGCGCACGAACCCTGAGCTGCGTTTCAGTGAGGTTGACTTTGAGATTGGTTCGGTTGAGATCGATGAGGACGAAGTGGACGAGGTAAACCCCACGGTGCCCTCATCGGATACGACCGACTGAGGGCTCAATACGAACCATTGTTCGGGCACCTGTTTGGTTTGCATCCTTGGGATGTGGACCGTTTAACCGTTGGCCAGTTCGAGGCATACAAGTCGTTCGCCGATTCGTGGCGCAAAAGTCAGGAAGGATGATCAGTGGCAACCTCCAACCTGATGCTGAAAATCTTGGCGGTCGATAAGGCTTCTGGGACGCTGGGCAAAATCGGTGGCTCAATGGGTGGACTGGGTAAGAAGGCTGGCGCGATGGGCGCTGCGCTCGGTGCCGCTTTGTCGGTCGGCGCCGTAACAAAGTTCGCTGGTGATTCAGTCAAGGCGTTTGAGACCACTGGTAAAGAAACACTGAAACTGCAACGGTACATGGGTGGCACAGCTGAGGAAGCCTCTCGCCTCGGTCACGCTTTCGCCATGTCAGGTATTGATTCGGAAACCTCTGCAAAAAACATTGGTATTTTGTCTAAGAAACTTGTCGCTAACGACAAGGCCGTTAAGGGCATGGGCGTTTCTTATCGTGACGCTAACGGCAAACTAAAGCCGATGGACAAAATCCTGCCAGGCATTGCGGACAAGTTTCAGAAAATGGCAAACGGTCCTGAGAAGACTGCTTTGGCCTTGAAGTTGTTTGGCAAGGGTGGCGCAACAATGATTCCTATGCTGAACAAAGGTTCGGCTGGGTTGAAGGCTATGGCCGCGGAGTCAGACAAACTTGGCACCACGCTTTCGGGTAAGGACCTGGAGGCTGTGAAACAGTCCACGATCAACAAGCGCAAAATGGCCGCAGCGGTTAAAGGATTGCAGATTGCCATTGGCAAGAACCTGTTACCCATCATTCAGAAAATGGTGACGTGGTTCACCGAGCGCATCGTGCCCGCCATTGGCAGGGTTATCGCCCTCATCGAGAAGAACAAAGACAAGCTCATTCCTTTGGGTAAGGCTTTTGAGGACTTGGGTAAGTTCATTGGTGACAAGGTTGTTCCAGCGGTCGCCACTTTTGGTGGGTGGCTGGTGAAGTACCAGGGCTGGTTGATTCCCATTGCTGGTGGTGTGCTGGCCATTGTTGCTGCGTTGAAGATTTATGCAATCTATGTGCGCATTGTTGCAGCTGTGACTAAGGCTTGGGCTGCGGTCCAGGCGGCGTTCAATGTCGTGATGAGTGCTAACCCTCTTGGGTTGATTATTTTGGCGGTCATTGGTTTGGTC